TTTCCTTGACCTGAAGGCGAAGTTGATGCTGGCCCTCCAGTTCCTCCTGAAACAGCCCCACCGCCACCACCGGACCCCCCTGACCCGCCAGCATTGGCATAATAACCACCACGGCCACCACCAATAGAAGTTATTGTTGAGAATGTAGAGTTTCCGCCAATTACTCCAAAATTTGGACCAGATGCGCCACCAGCGCCACCCGCACCGACTGTAACGGTGTAATCAGTTCCAGCAGAAACGGATAAAGAAGAGCCAGTTCTAAAACCTCCAGCCCCTCCTCCTCCCGCAATATCACCACCGCCCCCACCACCACCGGCAACCACAAGGTAGTCAACACTGGTCACACCCGTGGGACATTTCCACGTAGTCGTGCCTTTGAATACGAAGACGGTTTGGCTAGGTACGGTGTACTTTAGGATGACGATACCGGAGCCGCCTGCGCCGCCTGCCGCAGTTTCATTTGCGCCGCCACCCCCACCGCCAGTATTTACCGTTCCAGCCGCTGATGCGTTACCCCCACCGCCTGTACCACCAGTCCCAGGAGTTCCAGGTGCGTTATATCTTCCACCACCCCCACCACCAGCATAAGTTACAGATGAACCAGTAATAGATGACGCCGTTCCGTTGCCGCCGTTTCCAGCGACATCTGAGGGATCTGACGCATTACTACCTGTTCCAGTTGCCCCTCCTCCACCACCGCCAGCACCACTGACAGTCGCTCCTGAGCCACCGCTATTTCCTTGAGAAGGAGATGTTGAGGGAGTATTGCCTGCCCCACCAGAACCACCTAGATAACCGCTACCACCACCTGACCCTCCAGATGCACCTGCGCGTCCTGTGCTTGGGCTAGCCTGTCCGCCTCCTCCATAGCCACCACCATAAGAAACTAAAGCATTAGTATATGGATTTCCTGATGATGGGTTATTTGCAATAGGTGATCCAGATATATATGAGTTGCCTCCTGATGTCCCATTACTATTAAACGGGCCTGCCGCTCCACTGCCGCCAACAGTAATCGTGTAGTCTGTCCCTGCGGTAACGCTTAAACCCGTTCCGGTTCTAAAACCACCAGCGCCACCTCCACCGCCACCACCTCTATTTGATAACCAACCACCACCTCCACCCCCGCCACCACCAACAACCAAATACTCAACCTCTGTAACCCCAGTAGGGCAAGTCCAAGTAGACGTAGCGGTAAAGGTTTGGACGACGATATACCCACCGCTTATAGGCCAGATGCCTTGCTGTTTAGCGATCAACTGCTCCATGAGCGACCAAACGCCTTTGGCCGAGGCTGTTGTTGGTATGTTTGCGGGGCCGATTATCCCGCCGTTACGTCTAAGCATATCAACCTCAGCTTATGGTTTCGTAAGAACAACTAAAAGTAAGTTTACTTGCTGTTGAACTTGTAACATAAATTGTACTAGGTTCTCCTGTTACTGATGTATCTAAAAGATATAAAGAAGTGCTTTTATCAACAACAATCAAAGAAGCATCAGCAGGTACTGTTACTGTTGAAGCAAGCGAACGATAAGTTGTTCCGTCAGCAAGTCTTAACTCAATTGTAGCATCATAAGAGGTTGTACCGTCTATGTTAGAAACAATCAACGAATTTATTTTATGTGTTGATCCAGTAGAAGGAGCAGTTACTAATGCGTTTCTACTAGTATCAGCAGGAGTAAGTATCACTGTATGAGGAACAATACTAGTGACATTAACAATGTTTGGAGCAGCCATGTTGATACCTCAAAAAATCAAAATCCAAAGATTAGTGCCATAGCGATAGCTTTACCAGTGGATACACCAGAACCACCTGTGTTTGTAACCCATGAAAGCGTACCTGTCCCGTTTGTTTGTAAGATTTGTCCGTTAGTACCGTCTGAAGAAGGTAAAGTGTATGTTGTTGATCCAGCAGCAGCAGCTCCTTGTAAACCAACATAACCAGACGATGATCCATATAAACGAACAACAGTAAAATATCCTGTGGTTTGTGTTGAAGAACCTACCGTACCGTTTATGTTAATACTTGCAGTTCCAGTTAAGTTAGTAACAGTACCTGAACTAGGTGTTCCTAAAGCACCACCATTAGTTACTACAGAACCTGCTGTACCTACGTTTACACCTAATGCTGTAGCTACGCTTGTGCCTAAACCACTAACACCTGTGCTTATTGGTAAACCAGTAGCATTTGTTAATGTGCCTGAACTAGGTGTTCCTAGAGCACCGCCATTAACAACAAAAGCACCTGCACTACCTGTGTTAACACCTAATGCTGTAGTAACACCAGTACCTGTTGTTATTGTTGATGGAGCTACACCAGCGCCACCACCGACAACAAGCGCATTAGCTGCTAAAGCACCTGAACTAGCCCATGTTGTTCCACTAGAAAAGTAAGGTATACCACCGCTAGTACCAGCAACAGTAAGTGCTAAAGTTCCTGATGTGGTAACTGGAGAGCCGGTAACAGAAACAATACCACCTGTGAATGTTTGTCCTACAGAAGTTACAGTACCAGACCCACCGCCACCTCCAGAGCCATTAGAGGCTGCTGTGATGCGTCCCTGTGCATCAACAGTAATGTTAGCACTGGTATATGAACCTGCTGTTACTGCTGTGTTAGCTAAGCTAATAGTTCTGTTAGCGGACAAATCACCACCACCAGACAACCCAGTACCTGCAGTGATTGTTGTTGTTCCTACCGCATAGCCAGCAGAGGCATGGTTACCCCAACCGTATGCTGTATTCCAGTTACTTATGTTTGTTGATGTGATACCACCAGCAGCACTAGCAGTAAACACTGGATCTGTTTCTGTTGTTAGATACGTTGATGTATCTAGTGTCCATGTGTTAGCGGCTGTCTTCTTTAGTAATCCTGATGTACCTGCTAAGGCAGCAATAGCAGTTAAGTCACCATCTAACGGTTGATATGTTGTTGCTGCTGTTGCTGATGTTAGATAACCTGCTGACGCATGATTACCCCATCCATAAGCAGTATCCCAATCAGTTTGTTTAGCTGTGGTTGGTATCGCATAACCAGCAGCATATGTTACCGCTAAAGTACCTGAAGAAGTTACTGGAGAACCTGCTACAGACAGTCCTGTAGGTACTGACATACCCACTGATGTCACTGAACCTGCACCAGCTAAAGCAGCAATGTTACTTAACGTAGTTTTGTAAGTAACACCACTTTGTACAACAGGAACTACTTCAGTACCTGTTAGTGTTGATGCGTTTGATAGAGCTGATATCTTTACGTCAGCCATGTCTACTCCATGATAATGTAATCACCAGACTCTGTTGTCAAGCGATCACCACTTTCTGTTGTTAAATAGGTAACCTGATCTAACCAAGCCTGTAAGTATGTAAATGGTGCTTTACGCCATTCACCATCTTGTTTGACAACAAAGTAATCTGGTTGTGGGAACTGTCCAGCAGTTGGTAAACCATCTAAGCTAAAGTTCTGTGTGTTTGAAACATATATTGAATCTGCTTTAGATGGTATGGCAGGCATTTCACCAGCAGATACATCAATGCCATTAGATAACCTAAGTACCAGTGAGTTATCAATGTCAATGTAAGCATCAACAACTGATACTCCTGGCTTACCATCTTTACCGTCCTTACCATCAACACCATCTCTACCGTCTTTACCATCTCTTCCAGGTAAACCATCTTTACCTGCATCACCTTTTGGACCTTGTAAACCTTGCTCTCCCTGTGGTCCTTGCAGTTTCTTGATGGTATCTGCTTTTTCTTCAATGTCAGATACCTTTTTCTTTAACTTACCAACAACTGAAGCTAGTTGTAGTAGCTTTTCCTCATCCATGATTACTCACCAAGAGCATCAGTAAACTGCTTATCTACCTGCTTTTTAGCCTCCATTTGCATCTTGGCGATATTTTCATTACTTTTGATATCTTCTTCTTTCAACATTAGTTCAGCAATCTTGATTCTACGTTGAAACTCTCTTTCTGCTGAATCATCGTTGTTAGGAAGGTTTTGAGTGGCTGCATTAACGATCTTAGCTCTTACCTCTTCAGGCATTAACTGTGCTTCTATAGCAGCTTTCTGAGCCTCTGCTGATGCTTTTTGTGCTCTAGCTTGCTTTTCCTGCACTGTAGCCTGTGCATCCGCTAATTGAAGCTGTGTAGCTTGCTGTTGAGCCTGTTGTTGCTCAGGATTTGGTTGTGTTAGCTGCTGAAGTTGCTGTAGAAGACTTTCACGGTTAGGTAATGATGAGTATTCAACGATTCCTTGTAGTAACAAAGGTACAATAGGACTGTTTGGCCCTAACGTAGACATCATTGCCATCATTTGAGCCTGTTCAAACTCTCTAGCAACCATCCCTAACGTACCTGACGGTATAAACTCAAAGTCTTGTACTGGATAACGGTCTGGAGCAAACTGCATATACCGCCATGCAGCCTTCTGAACGAATGGAATAAGGAAATCTTCTTGGAAATTAACTAAAGCTCTCTTGTTTTTCTTGATGATACCGCTAACAGCCATTGCTAACCCTGCTGCTGCTGCATCACCACCACTAACTTGAGCAGGTAAATTTGCTGTATCTAATGTACCTGTAGCTTGTAACATCATTCTTTCGAACAATTGAGCTGTTTCAATGTTTGTTTTGTCAGTAACACCGAACTTAAAGGGTTGTAAGATCTCTTGTGGGTTACCATTAACCATGATAGTCTTACCAGGACGTATCTCAAACTTCTGTCCACGAGGTAATCTAGAGGCATCTACAGCCATCATTGGTGCTGTTGTAAGCCCTAAAGAGTCTACATGACTACGAATCTGTGCATCAACAGCCTTTTGCATGTTGTATGCTTTCTCAGCAGTGCCTCTACCCCAGAAACGGCCAGGAACACTATCAGCTTGGTAAGCAACAATAGGTCTATCCTGCATCATGAAGGGATTCTCTTCAGCTTTTAGCAGTGATTCACCATTAGCGATGACAATCAATGCCTCAACCATGTCAGAATACAGCTCTTCTTCTTCAGCAGTAACCTCATCTGGGTTATCTAGCAACCGTTTAGGTACTAAACCGTAATACCTCAGTAGTAATATTTTATCAGATTGATAGTACGTTAAGTCTTGTGTAGGTTCTAAGTCAGTATCAACAGCAGCATCCCCGACACTAACTTGCCTGTAAACACCATCTTCCATACCTTTAATGACGGTATGACGACCTACATATTCTTCTACAGCACATCCTAAAGCATCAGCAATGTTAGCTGCGTTAGGATCAATAAGAAAGTTCCTAGGGTTAATAGGTTTTAAGTCTACGGACACACGAACAGAAGACTGTACACCAATCATGTTCAGTCCAGGATTTGCTGAAGGCTGTGTAGAAGGTTTTAACTGCTTCTTCTGTTTAACAATCAACTCACCAATACCAGTACCGTAGATCTCTGCTAAGGTCATGACGTTACCAATCTGCTTTCTGATCCTGTCTTTCTTAAAGTCTTCAGTTAGCCTGGTACGCATGATCTCAATGTCTGCTTTGTTTTGATCTTCGCTATCGTCAACGATATCAAAGAACACTCCTTTAGCGAACACTGCTTCTTCCATGTCAGATTGTTTGTTGTCTACAGCCTGTTGTAGTGCAGGACTGATAAGCTTTGATCGCTCTGAAGACCTAGTTTTATCTTCATCAGCCCAAAGCCCACGCCATAGACGTTCATACTCATCCCAACGATCTAGGTAGTTCTCATCACGGTGATCACGCCATTGGTTACAGCGATCCATGACAAAAGCTACTAGAGCATTTTGAGGTGTTAGTTCAGAATCAAATTTCATTGTTAGTATCCTGCAACAGGGTCTAGGATTTCATATTCTTCTTCATCCAAGTTTTGGTTCCAATCTGCAACCTGGATTTGGTCAATGTAACTTACAGCATCAATCAAGTCATCATGCGTCTTTGAATCAGGAAACTGCATAAGCTGATCAATGAATTTGTTATTCCAGTCTGCTTCGTTCAACACAATCCTACCGTGTTCGAATCGTCCTTGTAGTGACCAAACAATCCTATCTGTCTTCTTCTTGTTACCATGCGTTAGTTCTTCAATACGAGGATAGTAGTTCAACCTCCTCATCAAATCATTCATGTAAGGCATCACTGCATTCTTCAGTGCACCTTTCTCAATACCAACAGCATTAACTCTGTAGTCTTTAGCAGCCTTTAGAATCCTTACTGCTGTTTCTCGGACATCCCACCTACCATATTGAATGTCAGCAACCCACCAGCCTTTAGTGTTAACCTTAACAATAGCTATCGCTGTTTCATCCAACTTACTATTCTTCGCTTTGTTCGTCTGAGCTGAATCCGTAAAACCACATAGATCCACCGCAATGAAGTAGTTACCGTCTTCAGGTTCTTCGTCAGTAATTTTAATCCATTCATCTTTGAAGATCTCCGACTGTGCTGCTTCAAAGGAAGCCATGAACTCTTGTCTGAATGCAAAGCTAGACATTGATCCTCTAGCAGCTTCAATCTCTTCAGGGTCTAACAAAGGATTATCAAAGCTGGTGAAGTGCCATGCTTTGTAGTGTTCGTCTTTACCACTATCACCTAACTTAAACAGTTCATAGAAATGATTTCTACCCATAGGTGTTCCGATGAACATTGCTCTACCCTTCTGATCCGCTAAAGCAGGTCTAAGGATTTGTTCGAACACTTGTGGTTTCATGTCTGCGTACTCATCCATCACTAAGTATTTCAAACTAACACCACGCATTGTCTCTGGTCTATCAGCACCCTTTAGTGAAATGATAGCGCCATTGACTAAGGTAATCTGCATGTTGTTTACATGACTACCTTTGATAACTGGATGGCCTAGCTCTAACAGCGTAGTCCACATAATATCTCTAGCTTGACCCTGTGTTGGTGCAACATACCAGACATGACCTTTATCAGTCTGTAGAGCCTCTATGATCAATGTCCAAGCTGCTAACCTTGATTTACCTGTACGTCTACCAGCAGCGATGATCTTAAACCTTACGGGATCTTTAAAGACATCTTGTTGCCAAGGAAGAAGTTTAACTTGCAGATCCATCATCTTCCTCGTAATCAATCAAAGTAGTTTCTACGTCAACAGGTTCATGTTCAATCATTTCTACTGGGTTGTCATTCACTCCAGTGATGTTGATGGTAATGGCTCTAGAGCCTCCAGCAATACCTTTATCCTCAAAGTAACTTACTGGCAACATCCTATCAACACATAATTTCAATGCTGCCATCTGATCCTTATCCTCATCATTCAGAGCCTTATGTACTATCTTCCTGATGATAGCCTGTGAGTGTGTTAGCAACAGTGAAGCTGTTAGTTCTTTAATCCTTGCTGCTTCACCAGGAGGTCTACCTCTTTTAGCTCTCTTAATGTACTTCTGTACCTCTTCCTTCTTAGGTCTTCCTCTTTTCCTCTTTTTGGCAGGCACTTTCTTTTTTTCATTGACTGCCACGACATCCTGGCTGACCGATGAAGGTAGCGAACAAAGATCAGATACTACTTCAGTTTTAATTTCGGACATCACTACCTCTATATAGTTTCTCTGCCGAAGGCAGGACTGTAGGGTGTATATAATTCTATCTACAATGTAGTGTATGACGTTTAGTTATATGTCTATTACTGAATGGTTCTTATACAATGTTTTGTTCATAGCCTACATAGAAGGACTTATTGTAACATACAAAAGATATTGTTGTAAAGTACCTTGACTACTACTGTAGGGTTATTGTCAGTGTAGACTGTGCTTTAACCAGTGCAGATTACATGCAAGAATCATGCCAACATAGGCTATGGCGGGACTCCATTAACATGGTGTCAGAGGCTCCGCAGAGGCTTTGTTTATAAGCTATTGATTTTATTAGATATTATTAGATAGACTGATTAGGCTTTAGAGACTTCCATTTTAGCTTTTTTTAAGGCTAGGTAGCACCACAACATTTACAATACTACACAGACCCCCTCCCCCTATGCTGATGATCACTGAAGATAACGTAAGATAGCGTAACTTAACAGCAAGATAGCGTAAGATACTGCACTGTATATCTGTACAGTAGACTGCACAGTCTGCACTGACTGCGTAGGTGTATCGATGGAGCACCCTCTAAAGGTACTTTGAAGCTACTTCGAAGGTACTTCAAAGCCTAGCAATCTTGCACTGGTTCCACGTGAAACATAACCTAAACTGTTGTGTTCGAACCGTTCATCCTGGATTGTCTGCCGTTCGTCGGATAAGCTTCAAAGTGCATTGACAACGCAAAAGCAGTTAGTTAGTATGCATACATCGAAACAAACAAACCGGAGAAACAACCATGCTCAAGCTTTCGATTACATCTAAACTAGACGGGATTAGATCTTGGAGTTTACAGGCTTTGGATACCTGTCCGGGATCCGTAGGCGACAATGGCAAGCTTGTGGATGCATGCGATGGATGCTACGCTACACAAGGCAATTATCGTTATCCCAACGTAAAGGCACCACGTGAGCATAATAAACAAGATTGGCAGCGTGATGAATGGGTTGATGACATGGTACAAGCCTTAGACTCAGACCGTTACTTCCGCTGGTTTGACTCTGGCGATATGTACACAATCAAGCTTGCAGAGAAGATGTTCGAAGTTATGAAACGTACACCTTGGTTCAAGCACTGGTTACCGACTAGGATGCATAAGTTTCCTAAGTATCAATCGATACTAGAGCAAATGGATGCATTGCCGAATGTGGTTGTTCGTCGTTCGTCAGATTCCGTTATCGGAGAGGTACTTGATGCACCATGGTCGAGCACCATTGCACAATCCTATGATAACGCTAACGTTAGCGTGTGCCATGCTTATCAGCACGAAGGCAAATGCAAGGGTTGTCGGAAGTGTTGGGATAAGACTATTCCGGTTATCGGTTACGTAGCACACGGTGTTAAAATGTCCAAGGTTATCAGACTTAAACTTACAAAGGGTTGATCATGTCAAAGTCTAATGATGTAATCTTAATCTTAGGTGGTGCACTGTTTGGTGCACTATATGCTGCAATGATTTTCTTCTCACTATGAGGCTTTCATGGAAAACTATAAGATTGTCGGTTACTTGTTAACCTATCGCTATCCTGAGTATTCAGGTTTAACCCACCTAGATCGCTTTGATACACTGGCGAAGGCAGAAGAGTATGCTGAGACTTCAGAATTGACTGAATACGTTATTAACCCTATCGTTGACCTATCAGGGGACTAGACCATGACAACCATACTGAAGAAAGAAGATATACTCTATGATTGTACCAAGAGAGAATTAGACTATGCTGTCGCCTCTGTAAAGTTTCCTGAGGTATACGATGAAATTGTTCGCTTTCTCTCTGAAGGTGGGTTTAATAATCTATCTGATACTGAATTGGCAGAGCACTATAGGGAAAACTTTACAGATCTTGATACCATAGAGTTTAGGAAACAATACAGGATTACCAAATGAGTCTTACATTCAATGATCAACCGTGCGAGATTGTTCAAGGTCCAGACGCTGATGGATTAGTTTGTATTCGATACGCTGGCGATCCTCGATGGCCTTTTCCATCATATACATGGGTTAGCCCTAAAGCACTGAAGAAAACCACGGAGAAGCAAAAGCGATTAGAGGCTCTACAAGGCATTGAAGAGGCTCCAATGTAGGTAGACACCACCATAGCCTAGATAATCGCTTCTAGGCCTGTTTTAATCGATCCTAGAGGGTATTTTATGACTAAAGAGTTGTTAGATGAGTTGCTGTACTTGATCGAGCTTCAAATCAAGGCTAACTTAGCTTTGTCGCTTGGTCATTACAGTGATGTTGCATCAAAGGAAGCTGAAGCTGAGATGATTCAGTACCATAAGGTTTTGTCAATGATTGACTTACAAAAGGATGATTTGAAATGAGATGTCTCAGTTGCAATGAAGCCTTGAGCGACTACGAAGCCTCTAGGCGTAGTGTTCGGACACACCAGTACATTGACCTATGCAATGC